AAGGTTTGTGTCAAAACAGAGTCTTGACCATACTTTTTACCAAGTGCTTTTACTGCTTTCTTAAACTTTCTCTTACCCTTCTTACCAGAAGTGACAACATGACTTCTTTCCTTTACCCTTGTTTCTTTTCCAGTTTTGTCGTCTTTCTCAACATATGAACCAGTTACTTTAGTAGCACCAGGTAAACCCTTACCTTTTATATCACGATCTAATTGTTTTGCTCGTGCTCTATTCTCCTTTGCAGATTTATCACCTCTAGATGCAGACATTGTAGCCATGCCACCTTTATCGGATTTACTCTTGATTCTACTTAAACTGCTCTCATCTAATCGAGAACAAAACTCTTGAAATGTTATCATGCTACCAGAGAAATGAATTCACTCAGTACCTTTTTATTTAGTTTTTTAACTTTCAGTGACTTAACAAATGCCCTTTTAATTTGTGCTTTTGTTGCTTCATCATTTACATCAAATTCAGAATCATCTGCAAGATTATCTGATGACATTGCAATGTATGCATCATAACCCGATTTAGTGATTACACAACTCTTTGATTTTCTCCATGTATCAATAAGTTTTTCATTATATGGTTCATGCATTGAAATGAATCTTTTTGCTTCACGAGGATTGATAACACGAATACCAATAAAGTTCACTGTTGGGAATCTATCTTTTAGATTGTAAAGTAAAGTATTGGTATAAGTATGCCACCCATAATCAAAGGTATATGTTTTACCAAGTTTACGGTCACGCAATACACAGTGATTAGGATTAACATTACGCTTACCCATATATGGTTTATCTTCCCAATCACGTTCTACTTCTTTATAATATGGAAGATGTCCTGCTTCACCATCAGTTAAGACAATACAATGTGCCTTTTCTAATTTATACTCTTTCTGAAATTTAGGAAGGATTTGATGTAATGTAATTAGAGTTTCATTTAATGGAGTTCCAGATAAACCAACAGCATATGGTACTTGATACCAAGTCTGATATTGATTACCATAAGCAGCAGACATTCTCCAAACATTAATCATCTGTTGCTCTAGAGTTTTAACATTCACTTTACTAGTGAACATATTCATTAGTGCAAAATCTTCATCAACAACAATATCATTTTCTTTTGGTTCTACGTGAGGTGTTAATTGAATACCATATCTACTTTGATTTTCATCAACCTGTTGAGTTCTCATTCTCCACTCATTAGTAAATGCATAAACCTCAAAAGGAATATGTACTTTCTTACAGAACCACATGAGATTGAAAAGTTGCTTGCAAGTATCTTGAAGAACATACTGCATAGAACCAGACCAATCAAGAATGAATACTAGACCATGATTCTTACCATCAGGAAGAACAGTTATCTTTTTGAAGATATCTTCATTGAACTTATATGTATGAAGAGCAGAAGTATCAAGAACACCAGTTCTACTGGTTGCAGCACGAGCATATGCTGATGCTGACTTCTTCATTTCAAATTCTTTTACAAGATAGTTGACTTCTTTTTGAGCACTTCTTTTGAATTTGAAAAACTGTTGATCAATATCATTGAAAAGAACTACATCCTTTCTCCAATAATCTGGTCCTTTTTCTTTTAAATTTTCATCAAATCTTACTTGCTGTGATGCAAAATCATCATCTATTAATTTATGAACATCTTCATTAGAAGCAATTATAGTATCAAGATTTACTTCTGGAATTTCAAGATAAGTATTTTCTATACCATCTGAATTAGCAAGATCTTGAAGTTTGTCTGCTAATGATTCAGCAGTTTTGACTTCAGGTTCTTCATCTATAGAATCGCTATCAGCATGGCTCCCACTATTATTAACATCAATGCTATCCCCGTCTTCCATAGGAGAAGAAGTATCATCGTTAGAAGAGGAAGACTCATCACCACTAGAAGGGTCAGTAGAGAGATCCCCACTACCTTTGATATTGTCAACAGTGTCCTGTTCAAGGTCTTCTTGTTCAGATTCAGAAATTTGTTCCTGCTCCTGCTGCTTCTCTTGCTTGCAGAAATTATATAACGCTTCTGCTGCTGCGATGGTGTCAGTAAAGGTCTCGGCATTTTCTATTAGAGTGATAATCTCCTGTTCAGGAGTTGAAAAAGGTATGTTAAGGAATGAACCAATTTTGAAATGTAAATTAGCACGATCAGCAAGATTAAGATTACTAATATCTTCACCATCTAACTCAAAGAAATTCTTCTCATGTAATTCATTATATGCTTTATAGAAAGTTTTGGCAATACCCATATACTTTCTCTTAATCAACTTCTCAATCCTTGCATCCTCAACCACATTCACAAAGGTTTGAGGAACACTATTCATCCAGTCCCATTCATCAGGTGTAAAGAGTGCGTGTCCAACCTCATGACCAACAAGCATATCATATACTACATTGCTTGCTTTTTCCCAGAGGGGAAGGATCAATACACGAGTGTGAACATTGAACTGTGCAGTTTCAACTTGCTTATGCTCTACTATAAGATCTTCAGTAGCAAGCAACTTTGCTAGTTGTGACTTGATTTCGAACTTTACTGCCATGCTTTTCCTTTTGTATATATCCATAATACGACGAAACCCGCCTCGATGGACGGGTTTGTAGACACTTTATCAACTGTCTGCGTCTTTCTCTTGCAGACCGCAGTGCTTGTGGTTTAAGTTTTCGTTTCGGTGGCTTGCCCGAATTGTGTTGCCAGTTTGGAGTGGTCATGATGACACTATACTCGAAAATCCTTTTACTTTTTCAAATTTTGTGACACTATCAAATCTGTCTTCAAGTCCTACCTTATGAGAAATTACAAAAACGTTAGCATCCTTTATAACATATTTAATAATCTTTAAAAATTCCTCTGTTCCAAATCCATCAAGAGAACTGTCAAATATCTCATCCATTATAAGGAGGTTAGTATTGACAGAGTTCTTCATTCGAGCAACCTCTCTCCAAGTAAACAGGAGTGCTAGGTCAATTCTCATCTTCTCACCCTCACTGAAAGAGGCATAAGAAAAATCCTCATGGATTGGGGACTGAATGGTTTCATTAAATTCTTCATCAAGTGTGAAGTTAATATAGAAGTCCATCATCTGAAGATAACGGTTTACCTGCTGATTAATCAGTGGCAGATACTTCTTTATAATCTTGGATTTGACTCCACCATCTTTAAGTAAACCATACGAGAAATCGTAATAGCTAATAGAATCCTTTTGGGATACTAGATCATTGTATGTTTCTGTTAAACTTTTTTTAAAGGTTTCTAACTTCTCATGTTCAGTATTTCTGTTTTCAAGTTGATTGGTAAGTGTTTGAATTTCATTTTCAAGATCTCTGATTTGTCGTTGACATCCAGAAATCCTAGTATTGTTTTGAGAAATGCCATTATTGAGGTTAGTAATCTCCTTTGATAAGTTTTTAAATTGATGCTCTCGCTCTTCTTCTTCTTTAATTGCCTGTTCTAGTTCTTGATAACCAGATTGCAACTCCTTTGCTTTAGTTTGAGCATCATCGATTTTATTTATTCTAAACTCCTCTCCAATGGACTGTGTGCATGTAGGGCAAACCGTGTTCTCTGTGAAGAACTTATGTTCTTTAGTAATCGTTGCTACTTTCTGGGATATTTTACCTTTAAGATTTCCTAACTGACGAAGTTTTTTTCCAGAACCTGTTACCGTTTCCTGTTCTTTAATAAGTTCTGTTACATTACTTTCTTTGATTTCATTATGCTCAATATGAGTATCAATTTCAATTCCCAATACTTTTATTTTACTTTTCTTATCTGTTATATTCTTTTTACCACGCATTTCTAACTCTTCAATAAAGTTCTCTTGCATATGAACCTTATCATTAAGAGATTCTTTTTTAAGAGTGAGAACTTTTATTTCCTCTCTTCTCTGACGTATCTTATCCTTTATAATATTATTCATAGAAGAGAAGATTTTAATATCAAGTAAATCCTCAATAACCTCTCTACGGTTTGGTGCAGTCAATTGCATGAATGGAACAAATATACTACTACCAAGAATAACAATCTGGGTAAAAGATTTGTAATTCATTTTAATTACATTCTGCTCCAACCACTTTTGCTGATCTGCAGAATGTGAGAACTGATCTAATAATCTACCATCTTTCCATATCTCAAAAATATTTGGTTTAATTCCTCTGATGACTTTCCAACAAATTCCATTAACAGTAAACTCTACTTCTACCTTCGAATCCTTTTCATTAACAGTATTAATTAACTGACTCTTACTAATCTTACGAAATGGTTTATTAAACAAACTAAAAGTCAATGCATCAAGCACTGTGCTTTTACCTGTACCATTTGTACCAACAATTAAATTGGTATCATGTTCAGTAAAATTTATTTCAGTAAAATGGTTTCCAGTGGATAAAAAATTCTTCCAGCGTACCTTTTCAAATAAAATCATCGTGTTTCAATGGAGGAATAACAATATCATTCTGGGTTATAACAGTATACCTGTAATCGTTCATATTGCAAGTTTTAAGCATCAAGTCATCATCAACTTCTATGACATGCATTTCAGGATAGTCCTGATCTTCTAACTGTAAAGCGAATCTAACTGCATCATCTTCTTGTTCAAATAGGTAGAGAACTTGTTCTCCTTCTATATTTCCTACAGAATATGCACCATCATTTTCCTTTCCTTTGACAGTTAGTATATACATTATACCACCTCACATGCCTCTTGGTAAACATCTTGCATAATTTTTTGAACCACAGATTTATCTAAAGTAATTTCTGACTCATCAATATACCTGTTAAGGATTGACATAGTATCTTCAGATTCAAATGCTTCAAAATCATCAGGTTTATAATAACCACCAAACTCAAAATTTTCTACAATCTTAAGTTCAGATATATTTGATGCATATAATTTATCAATAAACTTTTCAAATTTTTTGATGTCAGTTTTCTTACGAACAATAAGTTTTACAATTTTATTTTCATATGGTCTGGAATCAAAAGTTTGATGATCGGTATCATCATAGAAAATTTTATAAAATACTTTATAAGGATTGTTAACAGGAGTATGCTCTAAAGTTTCTGTATCGAAGAAGTGAAAACCTCTGTCGCTATCATAATCATTCCAATAGATCTCATAAGGATTACCCAAGTAATAGATATTGTCATTATTTGATCTTGTATGGAAATGACCAGAAAATGTTTTCTCAAACTTTTTAAAGTATTTCATATCAAGACCATGATCCATTAGAATCTGTTGAGTTACTACAAAACCATTCAGTTCTAAATGACCCATACAAACAGGAGCTCTTGATTTTTTAATTAAACCAATGCTTGATTCATAATTATCCTGATTGATCCAAGGAACAAGAAGGATATTTAAACCACCTACCTCTATACTACTAACTTCAGAATATACTTTTACATTATTATATTCACGTAGTAGAAGATCTATTGCATTTACATCATTAGTATTCTTATAATATGCTGTATGATTACCAACAATAGTATGGACAGTGATGCCCATGTCACGGAGACGATCAAAATAATAATCCTTTGCCCATGATAGTGCAGCAAAATCTATTCCTTTTCTACTATCAAAGGTATCACCCATATCAATGACTGTGGTAATACCTTCCTTTTCTATGGCAGGAAAGAAAATATCATTATAAAACTTTAGAAAATAATCATGAAAGAATTTGGAATTCTTTCTTGCTCCAAAGTGCTGATCAGTTATGATTGCAACTTTCATTAATTACGTAATTTCGCATGTACAGCATCTTTGATTGAATTATATTCCGCATAGTTAGATCCGTCAATACTATTGTTATCATCAAAAACTTCTTGATAACCAGATCTCTCAATAATTTTATTCTTAATATCTAACTGACGTTTCTCTCTTTGTATTCTGCGAAGAAAGGCATAATGTATAATCTGTGTGAAGTAAGCAAAAGGGTTCTTGGATTTTTCAGGATCAAAGTTGTGTATGTATTGAACACAATTTTCAATTCCGTCGGAGATCATATCCTCCTTAAACATGTAGTTTACAAAGTTTGGTTTGAATGATAAGTGGTTAGCAATCTTTAAAAAACATTCTCCAATATATCTTGGTATCTCTGGTTTGGTATCCCATTTAGATGCTCTACCTACTTTATCAGGTGGTTCACCATATTTTTTAATATATCTAATCTCAACATCTTCACGGTATTTAACTAAAGCAGCAAGGAACTCCTTATTGTTAACATAATGCTCGGATCTTTTACGTCTTGCCATAGTTTTACCAGGAGCTATTGCCATAAGTCTTTACCACTATTATGTAGATATTATAACACTTCTGGAGACAGTTGACAAGGTGACGAAATAACAGTAGAATAACTCTGTCAGGGTTCAAGGGTTAGTTTTAGGTTTATTAAGTTTATAAAGTTTCTCTAGTAATTCTTTAGCATCATTTACGTTAGCAATATAACCCATCTCTTTATTTAAAAGTTCTTCATTACCTCTTTCTTTAGAGGATTGTCGAATAAAATTTTGATACATCATTATAATTTCCATATCATTAGATTCGGATATTGTTACTACATGATCCATATTCATAACAAACATATCTTCACTTGTTGTTTTTAACCAAGGTTCTACTTTATAACCAACTACACCTTTTTTAATTTTAATTTCGGACACGATGACGGGGTGATGAAGTATCAACATAGTTCGATCTTCTTCTTCAGAAGCAGCAACTCGTGCGAATACCTCCTCTCCTGAATGTAATTTTAGTGTTGCATAAAAATCGTCTTCGATCATGTCTTTAGTTGGATTGTAATTATCTCATAGTTAAAATTTTCTTCATTGTAAATTTTAATTCTTTCTATAAAATGGTTTAGTGTGTAATTTCTTTTTGACCCTTTAGTACAGTCATCAGAAATATCATATAGTATCGCCTTTACTTTGTTTGTTCCTTTTCTAAGAACTCGTCCAATACTTTGCAAGTTGCGTATGCGTGATTTACTTGGAGAAGCAAAGATAACATTATGGAGGTTTTTAATATTGATACCAGTTGAGAATGTACCATAGGATGCAACGATAATTGCGTTGTTTTCTGTTTCGGTTATTTCCCTTACTTGCTCTCGTTCTTCTGCATCTACTCCACCATGAACAAAAAATACTTGGCGATCACTTTGCTTACTTCTATTTATTAAATCGTAAAGAACTTGACCGTGTGCTTCTACCCTACTATAAAGAATTAGAGTATTACCTCCCAAATCTAATGTAAGATTTTTGATAAAGTTATTTCTTTTTTCATGTGATATTAAATATTCTATCTCATCATTATAAGTATCAAACTTTCGAGGATCGTGTTTAAGAACTAAACATTGTATATCTAATTGAGAAAGATGTCCCTGTCTCATTAGTTCATCTGTCTTGGTTACTTTATATGATGGACCAAACAATCCTTCTAGTACCCACTTATGAGTTTGAGTTCCATCTAGTGTTCCAGTAAATCCAAATCGATACTTGGCATGTTCTAATTTTGACATTATAGATACTAAAGACTTACTCTTAAAAAGATGTGCCTCATCTCCAATGATCACATCATAGTCTGTAAAGAATGATCTTTCTAATTTATAAACAGATTGCCAAGTGGTAATAGTAACAGGAAACTCATTAGTCTTATCTTTCCCAGAATATATCTTATGACACCATGACTGACTATCCCATCCGTATTCTTCGAAATCCTTATACATCTGCTCTACAAGAGATGTCGTCGGAACAACTAAAAGAATTTTTTTCCCTTTATCTACATAATACCTTACAAGAGCGTAAATCATCAAGGATTTGCCTGAAGCAGTTGGTGATATCAGTA